CTATTAAAGATCCTGAATCAGTACTTCATTTTATTTAACCACATAGGAAGGATACTATGCAACAAGAGACAAAAAAAGAAGAATTAATTGACGTTGGTGAAACCGTCGGCGCTGAAATTAATTTTGATGAAAAAAATGAACCAATTAAAGAAGAGGTTCCAGAAGAAAAAATAGAAGTAGAACAAGCTGAAGTAGAAGAAAAACCTGTTGAAGCAAAAACAGAAGAAACTACAGCAGAAGAAAATACTGATACAAAAAAAGATGAGTTAAAAGAATATAGTGAAGGCGTTCAAAAACGTATTGCTAAATTAACTCGTAAAATGAGAGAAGCTGAAAGACAAAGAGAAGAGGCTATCGCATTTGCAGAAGCAGCTAATAGATCTAAATCAGAACTAGAAGGTAGACTAACTAAACTTGATAAGTCTTATGTTTCTGAATTTGAAAGCAGAGTTAAAACTAATATGGCAGCAGCCAAGTTAGCTTTAAAAAATGCAATTGAATCTCAAAATGTTGATGCTCAAATAGCAGCTCAAGAACAAATTGCTAATCTAACTATGGATGCAGCAAGATTAAATTCAATAAAAGTAGCTGAACAAGAAAAACCTGTTCAATCTAAAGAGGTCAATATAAATCCTCAAAGAGCTCAACAATCTATTCCTACTGATCCAAAAGCAGAAGATTGGGCAGCTAAAAACCCATGGTTTGGAACAGATTCAGCTATGACATATACTTCATTTGACATTCATAAAAAACTTGTTGAAGAAGAAGGATATGACCCTAAATCTGACGAATATTATGAGGAAGTTGATAAAAGAATAAGACTTGAATTCCCTCATAAATTTGATAAGATAGAAACTAATTCTACGGAAAGAGTAAAACCTACTCAAAACGTAGCCTCGGCTAAACGTTCGGCCTCAACAGGACGCAATAAAAAAACTGTGAAGCTCTCGCCGTCACAGGTAGCAATTGCTAAAAGATTAGGCGTGCCATTAGAAGAATATGCGAAACAATTAACTAATATCACGAAGGAGGTATAGGCATATGGAAAACGACAAATTAAGAACTTCTCGTGCGAGTGAAACAAGAACAAAGGCAGAAGCGCCTAAAACTTGGACTCCACCCTCATCACTGGATGCACCACCTGCGCCCGAAGGTTATAGGCATAGATGGATCAGAGCTGAAGTTATGGGTTTTGATGATACAAAAAACATGGCAGGAAAGTTAAGATCCGGCTGGGAATTAGTTAGAGCGGATCAATATCCGGAAGCTGATTATCCAACTATGAACGAAGGAAAATACGCAGGAGTAATTGCAGTAGGAGGCCTATTGCTGGCTAGGATACCAGAGGAAATCGCGAAATCTCGTGAAGAGTATTTCAAAAAGCAGACTCAAGATAAAGAGGAAGCGATCAAGAACGATATTCTAAAGGAACAGCACCCAAGTATGCCGTTCAATAGTGAGCGACAGACTCGTGTAACTTTTGGTGGTACAAAGAAAAGCTAATTATTTAGCAATTCCTAACCAACAAATTAACTTTAACTAACAAGGAAAATACTATGGCAAATGCAAGTACTACTGGATTTGGTTTTAGAGCTGTAATGACTGTTGGAAATACTCCAGCAACTTCAGGACAATCTGAATATCAAGTTCAAACAGCACCAGGCGTTGGTTTGTACAAAGGTGACCCTGCATCTATTCAAGATGCTTCAGGAGCACAAGGATATGCACAAGATGCATCTTTTACACTTACTGACGATGGTGGAGCAGGTGGAACAAGCTGGGCGAACAACGCTGATGCACTTTTAATAGGTGTATTAAACGGGTTCTTCTATATTGATTCAACTGGAAAACCTAAATTCGCTAATTCAGTTCCAGCAGGAACTACAACTAGCGTAGATTACAACACAGGTAGTAATAATATTACTGCTTTTGTAATCGATAACCCAAACCAAGAATATGTTGTTAAAGCAGATGCTGCTGTAACACAAGCTATGCTTGGTGCGGCTAATCAAATGAACAACTTAAGCTGGACTGCTTCAGATAATAAAGATGGTCAATCGATCACTCAATTAGATGTAAGTACTGCGGCTGCAACAGGAATGTTTACTTTGGTAAGATCAGCGAATGACCCTGAAAATAACGACCTTACGGCGCCAGGTGCAAACGTTATCGTTACTATTGGTAAATCTTCAGCGTTGTACAACTAATAGCGAATAAGGAGATAATAAACTATGGCTATATCAAGAGCACAACTAGTTAAAGAACTAGAACCAGGTTTGAATGCTTTATTCGGTCTGGAATATCAATCATATGCTAATGAGCATGCTGAAATTTTCGATACAGAAACTTCAGACAGAGCTTTCGAAGAGGAAGTAATGTTATCTGGTTTCGCGAATGCAGCAGTAAAACCTGAAGGTCAAGGCGTGACTTACGACGATGCGCAAGAGACTTTCACAGCTCGTTACACTAACGAAACAATTGCTTTAGCGTTCTCAATCACTGAAGAAGCGATCGAAGACAACTTGTATGACAGACTTGCGTCTAGATATACAAAAGCTTTAGCAAGATCAATGGCTAACACAAAACAAGTCAAAGCAGCTGCTGTTTTAAACAATGCGTTTAACAGTAACTTTGCTGGTGGTGACGGAGTAGAATTATGTTCTGCTGTTCACCCAACAATTGCTGGTACATTCTCAAATGAATTAGCAGTTTCAGCTGACTTGAACGAAACTTCATTAGAGCAGTCTTTAATTGACATTGCTGCGTTTACTGATGAAAGAGGCCTAAAAATTGCAGCTAAAGGAATGAAATTAATTATTCCTTCAGAGCTTCAATTTACTGCGGACAGACTTATGAAGTCTGACCAAAGAGTAGGAACAGCTGACAATGATATCAATGCTATCAAAAACATGGGAATGATTCCACAAGGTTATACTGTGAACCATTACCTAACTGATTCTGATGCATTCTTTATCAAAACAGATGTACCTAATGGTCTGAAACATTTCGTTAGATCACCTATCAAAACTTCAATGGAAGGTGATTTCGATTCTGGCAATATGAGATACAAAGCTAGAGAGAGATACGTATTTGGTTTCTCTGATCCTAGAGGTATCTTCGGATCACCAGGAGCATAATAAAATAAATAAAAAGGGGGCTTTCGGGCCCCCTTTTTTGTGATAAGGTGTGAATATGAAAAAACTTCTAATCAACATTTGGGCTTACCAACATCATGCTAAATTTGAAATTTTAGCAGAGGATAATGCTGAAGCTGTTGAAAAAGCTATACTTGACAAACTAGGAGAAAAAAGTATAAAATGGGAAGATCTCGGAAAAAATTATTCCGAGTTAAATCGTATAACTTTTGAGGAGGTTATAAATGATACAAGACCTTTACAAAGCAAAAAGGTCCTTGGAGTTGAAGTGGGAACAGGAGCATCTGGATAATAACAGATATACTCTTGAGATGGTTAGAATTGACGATAAAGTCAGAGAAATCATCACAAAAATAAAGCTGGAAGAAGCAGCTATTGCCCACAAACAAAACAGCATAGAGGCTGTTACTCCAGAAGTTTCAGTAGCTTCTTAAATAAAAGCTACATCGTTGGAAAAATCCAATCTGTACCGTAGGCCCTCTTGCACTCTACTCAAAAATAATATATAAATTACTAACTATACATTAATTAAAATTAAATGTAGACGCGTATAGTCGACAATTCTAGGGACTACATTTAAATATTCTAGGAGGAATATAAAATGGCAAACACTACTTTTTCGGGACCAATAAAAGCCGGAACAATCAAAGATACAACAGGAACAACACTTGGAACAGATGTAAAAAATACTGGTCAAGTTGTAATGGTACAATCACAAGCTGTTACTCAAGCAGATGGAACAACTAATATTGTTATCCCTGCTAATTCACAAATTTTAGATATTGAATTATCAGTAACTGTAGCTTGGGATGGAGTGGCTAGTACAGCTGGTTTAGGTTGGACTGGTGATGCAACTGCATTAACAGCAGCTGCAGCAGTAGCAGGTGGAACACTTGGTATTGTAGAAGCTGGACCAGGCGCAGATGCAACAAGAGTTGGAAACTGGGCTGATGTTGGAACTACTGACAGAAGAATTCTTGTAACTAACACTAACACAGGTGCTGGTGAAGGTTTCGTAACTGTTAGATACGTTCAAAACAATAACTTAAGCTAATAAAATATAAGGGCTCCTTCGGGAGCCCTAAAAATTTAGGAGAATAAAATGAGCTATAAAAGCGATATACAAGCTACAAGATCAGATGCAGCTGCAGGTGCTACAGCAATTATTGCACAACCAATTAGATTAAGAGGTATTATAATTGCTTCTGATGGATTAGGAGCAGGTTTGTTAGAATTAACAACTACTTCAAATGCTGGAACAACTTTATTTATTGGTGATGTTCCTGATGGAGATGTAATTAATTTATCATTTCCTGAAGATGGAATTTTATTTCCAAAAGGAATATATTGTAAAACAAAAACTAATGTTGCAGCTTATACATTACTAACAGACAAATATTCGGCTCCAGGTTTAACAACATAGGAAAATAGTTAATGGCAACTATTACTTATACAGTCACCGTAGCTTCGGGACAGAATGCTTTTGGTACCGGTAATAAATTTTATATTAACGGTGAAGTAAGTCCTGTACTTTATTTACAAGAAGGCAACACTTATATTTTTGATACTTCTGACTCAAGCAATGCTGGTAATACATTAGCGTTTTCAAAAACTAAAGATGGAACAAATACTGCAGGTGGTGTTGCATATACAAACGGTGTAACTACAAATGGAACAGCTGGTTCATCTGGATCTAATACAACCATTATCGTCGGTCCAGTAAAATCTATTGAAGCTCCATTATTATTTTATTATTCAGCATCAACTGCTGGTATGGGTAATGCAGCTCAACCAATTGAATCTACTTCAGAAACTACAGAATTTAATCCTCAAATAGATGATATAATTGAGGAGGCTTATGAAAGAACAGGTGTAGGTGGAACTAGAACAGGTTATCATTTAAAATCAGCTAGAAGATCTCTTAATATTATGTTTCAAGAATGGGGTAATAGAGGTGTTCATTTATGGAAAGTAAAATTAGCAAAAGTACCTTTAGTATTAGGACAAGCAGAATATAATTTTGCATCTGATTCAGCTAATTTTCCAAGTGATATTAGTGATGTATTAGAAGCTTTTTATAGAAACAATACAGACACAGCAAACCCACAAGATATTTCGTTAACTAAAATTGATAGATCTACTTATTCTCAAACTCCTAATAAATTAGCTAAAGGAACTCCTTCTCAATATTATGTAGATAGAAAAGTTTCTCCAAGTATATTTTTATATACTACACCAAGTTCAAGTGTTTCAAGCACAGTCACACCATCAAGTTATCAATTTTGTTTTTACTATGTTTCTAAAGTACAAGATGTAGGTTCTTACACAAATACTGCAGATGTAGTAAATAGATTTTATCCATGTATGATGTCAGGTCTTGCATATTATTTAAGTATGAAATTTTCTCCTGAAAGAACAATGGAACTTGAAAGAATTTATGAAAGTGAAATGGCAAGAGCTTTAGATGCAGACAATCAAGGTACATCTAGTTTCATATCACCACAAACATTCTATGGAGATGGTGTATAATGGGTAAGTATGCATCAGGTAAAAATGCATTAGCAATTTCTGATAGATCAGGAATGCAATTTCCATATTCTGAAATGGTTAGAGAATGGAATGGTTCATTAGTTCATTATTCAGAGTATGAAGCAAAACAACCACAATTAGAACCTAGACCAGTAGGAAGTGATCCTCAAGCATTATTTAATCCAAGACCACAACCTGCTTCTGTTGCTAGTTTAATTTTATTAAAAAATAATCCATTCACAACTGTTATCTACAGTGGCACAACTTTTATAAATGTATATTCATTAGATCATCAAAGATCTACTGGAGATGTAGTTAGATTTAGAGGTGCACCACAAGTAACAAGTGCAGGGTCCGGTGGCGCCGATGCAAGAAACTTACAAGCTTTTGCAAGTATCCCAACTTTTGATAATGTAAGTGATATTGATAGTGCAGATGGTTTTACTATTACAATAGGAAAGAAAAATTCAGATGGTAGTGTTACTACTGCTGCAGGTACTTTAAGTGAACCTGAAAATTATTTCTTTTTTACAAGCACAAATAATGCTACAAGTGGTAATATTTCAGGTGGTGGAAATAACTGTTCTGCAGGACCAGTAACATTAGGAGTTATAAACGGATAATGGCATACACTTTAGCAAACTTACAAGATGATATTAGAAATTATACTGAAGTAGATAGTTCAGTATTAAGTGATTCTGTATTGTCAAGAATTATTCAAAATGCAGAAAATACTATAACAAGAGCTATTGATACAGATCAAGATAGATTTTACGCAACATCAAACCTACAAGCTGGAAATAGATATGTTACTATTCCATCTGATTTAAGAGCAATTAGATATGCTCAATTGACAGATGCAAAAGGAAATCAAACTTATTTAGAACAAAGAGATACTAGTTTTATGGCAGAGTATTATGATACTCCATCAACTTCATCAGGACTTCCTAAATACTATGCTAATTGGGATTCTAATTATTGGGTAGTAGCACCCACTCCAGACTCTACATATTTAATTACTTTATCTTATGATAAACAGCCAGCAAGTATTACTGAATCTCCTGGTAGTACATCAGGCACTTATTTAAGTAATAAATACCAAGATTTAATTTTATATGCTTGTCTAGTAAATGCATATGGGTACTTGAAAGGACCGCAGGATATGTTACAATACTACACAGGGCAATATGATAAAGCTCTAGAATCGTATGCGATCGAACAAATCGGTCAAAGACGCCGAGACGATTACCAAGATGGTGTTATTCGTGCTCAATTAATTTCTAAATCACCATCAAGCAATAAATAAGGAGAAAAATAAATGGCTAACATAGTACCTGACTCTTTTAAAACAGACCTACTTGGTGGTGTGTTTGATTTTGATTCTGGCGGATCAACTTTCAAACTTGCACTTTATACATCATTAGCTGGTTTCAGTACTGCCACTACAGCTTATATAACTACTAACGAAGTTTCTTCGTCTGGTACAAACTATACTGCAGGTGGAAATACTTTAACTAATAACGGTGTAGCGATATCAAGTAACATTGCATATGTTGACTTTGCAGATTTAACTTTTTCATCTGTAACGTTATCATCAGTGGGCGCTCTGATTTATAAAGGAACTTCTAATGAAGCAGTATTAGTTTTAGATTTCGGCGGAACAAAAACAGCGACTAACGGAGATTTCGTTATCCAGTTTCCAACTGCTGATTCATCTAATGCAATCATTAGACTTGGCGACGCGTAATAAAATTTTGGAGTAGAAATGGCTTTAGTAATTAACGATAGAGTTAAAGAAACTAGTACAACTACTGGAACAGGAACGTTTTCATTAGCTGGCGCAGAAACTGGCTATGAAAGTTTTGTTGCAGGAATTGGAACTACAAATACAACTTACTATGCAATTGAATTAAATTCAGCTGGTGAGTGGGAGGTTGGTATTGGTACAGTGACCGATGCAACACCTGATACTTTATCAAGAGATACAATTATATCATCATCTAATAGTGATAGCGCAGTAAATTTTTCAGCGGGAACTAAAAATGTATTTTGTACATTACCTGCAAAAAGAACTGTATCACCTGTGATGACAGCAACAGGTTATGTTGTAACTCATGCCTCTACTTTAAATGAAGATCAAACATTAGATTCAGGTGTGTTAGCAGGACCAGTAACTGTTACTGGAACACAAACTATAACAGGAACATTGGTAATAATTTAATGAGTAAAGTAGAAGTCAATCAAATATCATCACAATGCGGATCAACATTAACGATTGGTCAATCTGGTGATACAGTAACTTTAGCATGTGGTGCTACACAATCTGGTTTTGGTAGAACT